CTCGATATTAGCTAAGAGTAATCTTTGCACAAGATTTGGTGTTACCAATTCCCATACCGACTGACTCATAAGCTGCAAAAGTGATAATATTCTTTTTCTTTTCAATCCAGAACTTTGTATCATTAAGGATCAGGAACTGACCCATGAAATCCTGTGATGTAAAGGCGTAAATCTTTCCATCAAGCAAAGAAACTTTGTTTGATACAATCAGTTTACGTCCGAAAAGAGTTGCATATGTGTAACCGTTTACAACCACTTCACCGGTCAATGATCCCAATACGTCATCATCATAAAGAATCAAACGATTGAACATCTTCGAATCCATAAGAAGTGTCTCGGCACGCAGTTCGTTTCCGTCCAATACGTCGAATAACTTTTTGAAATCGCTCTTTTTTACGGTACCATCGGTGTCGTAAGTTCCAGTTTGTGCTGAAGCTTCAGTTGCGATAGCAGCGTCTACTTGAACTAAAAAGGACGTATCTTCTATTTTTTGAATATCCAATACAGAGTTCTTCTCAATTACTTCTGTAAGGGGCATTTCGTAGGCAAGTAATTCTTCCTCTGTCTTCTGAAAATCTTCTGACGAAATCATGAAGAAAGGAATTTCAAATCTCTCACCTTCTACGTAGTTAAAATCGGGCTCGCCACGGAAGTTAACAGTCATAGCCTTGGAATCTGGCTCGATGTCAACGATCTTGACTAGTCCATCATGATTAACTGATCTTTGTAGATCAGCCTTTGTTACATACTGTGGTTGCATTACCTTTCTTGCGAAAGAAATTTCACGCAGTTTTTGTCTTACAAACGCCGAACCCTCTTGAGCTACCTTGTCGATGCCCTCGGGAGTATTCAGCTTTTGAACGAAAAGCTCGTTCAATGTGCTAGCAGATAAATTATCCATTAATATACTCCTCCGTTATGCAGTTACGTATTCAATAACTGTGTGATTTCTACCAAGATGCTCGATAGTATGACTTGCCTTTGTGCAATAGCCAACGACTCTGTCAGTACCACCAAGAGTGGCGGTTGCTAATTTTCCATCTGTTCCAACTTTCAATGCTTCACCGATGGCGGGAGTAGCAGTGAATTGATCTGTAAGGGCTCTAAATCTACCGAAAACTACAGTCAGTTTACCGGTATCAGATACATCAGGAGTCCAACCTACAGTACCATCACGATTTGATTCTGTCCAAACGGTTCCTATGCAGGAATCGCCTGCGGTTCCGGGAAGATCGATATAGTCAGCTGCAATCTTTGATACCCATGTTCCGGTGTATCCTGACGCGATCAAACCGGCTGTCGCCAGAAAATCTTGACGGTTAAGCAGATTCAGATTAGTAAGAATTCTAAGCATTTACGCTTTTCCTCCAGTTAATTGTTAATAATCCTCTAATAAGAGGCGGGTGATGGGGTCTAACCCATCTAGATCAGGACGGTCACTAATTCTTCCAAAACGTAAAACATCGGATGTAATATGAAGTTCTGCCGCTTTTTCAAAAACCTCCAATTCCTGATTTGTCTTTCCAAGCAAACTATCTAATAAAGATTCCAAGTTTTCCGCAGATACATTGCCAGACTTATACATCTTAAATGTCAAATCAGTAGCAACTTTTATTCTATTATAATCCTCCTTAAGCTGCATGTTCTCTTCTTTAAGAGAACGTATAACAGCTGCTGCTTCTTTTCTTAACTCGGAACTCATTGATTACTCCTAAAAATTATTGAGCTGCTTGTAGTTCTTCGATGAAAGCTCTTGCCATGATACGGCCGGCTTCCTGTAACTCAGCTACTTTTTCTGTTTCTTGCGGAACGATGCCCATATCATGCTCGTACATCATAGATGCCAACTTTTCTACATCTTCTGCATTATAATCATCACCGTATTCTGCAGCTAATAGAGTATCAGCGGCTTCTGCATACTTTGCAAGTTCTGCTACTTTTTCTTCAGCTACTTTTACTTCGGCTTCTTTTACCAATTCGCCGTAAACGTCAATTAATTTTTCCATTATTAGTTGTTACCTCCATGATAACGATTATACAAATTCATTAAAATTTTAGTTCCCTCATCTTCTGCTTCAACCTCAGCAGTTTTTTCTTCTTGCTCAGCAACCTCAGGTACTTCAATTTCTGAAAGTTTTACAAGTTCATCGAAGAAACCATGAGCCATAATTCTACCTTGAGCATCCAGATCCTCAGCTAATTTTTGAAAATCGTCAGATTCTGC